TGACGAAATAACTGAAATAGAATATTTGGGAGAAAAAGAAACTATTGATATATCAGTTACTGGAGATAGTCTTTTTTACTGCAACGGGATTCTTACAAAAAACTCAATTGGTTTGGCTGCAACGTGTGATGTGATTTGTTCCCTTTGGCAAGAAGATGAGGATAGAGAGCTTGGAGTTATTAATATGGGTATGCAAAAGAATCGCTTTGGACCAAATTTTGGCAACACTGCTTTCAGATGCAATTACAACACGCTCACGCTTAAGGAAACCTCTACTGATTATTTTGCACCAGATGGAGACTCTACGGACGATGTTGTAAACAATGCAGCAAATGCACTAAATACACTAACTGATGAATGACGAACAAACCATACAAGTATTCACTCATTTAGATTTAGATGGTGTTGTAAGCTATCTCGTTTTGTGTTGGGCCTACGGAAAAAAGCTAGACGTTATACCAACGACGCTGATGAGATTGCAACAAGATTATCAAAAATTTGTTGAATCTAAAAAAACGTACAGCAAATTATTCTTTTTAGATCTTGATGTTTCGAGCATTGGAAGTCAAATAGACGACAAAAAAACAATAATTTTTGATCATCACAAAACAAATATTTACTCATTTCAAAATGCTTTGTTTTGCGTTTATAACGAAACATCATGCGCAAAATTAATTTATGATTATTTGTTCAAAGCAACCAACAAACAAATTTCTAGTCAGCAAAAAACTTTAATAGCTCTTGCAGATGATTGGGATTCTGCCACTAAAGCAACGCCTTTGTCTGAAGGTCTTAACATTGTTTATCATGCAATGTCTAACAAATTTAATTCATTTGTGGAAGATTATTACAAAGGTTTCGAACAGTTTGATAAGTTTAAACAAAACACAATTACTTTATATAAAAAGCATAGAGCAGAATATTTGGATACTCTGACTCCGTTTTTTGGTAAGGTAGAATTTGAAGGCCAAAAAGACGTTAAAGTTGGAGCAGTGTTTTGTGACAAGTTTGTTCAAGAATGTTGTGATTGGTTGTTCGCTGTTCATCACGTCGATGTTGCAATTGCCGTACTAATTGACCAAAAGAGAATAGCTGTAAGAAGAAATGCAAATTGCAACAAAGTCGACGTTTCCAAATTTGTTCAACGAATTGCTTCTGGTGGGGGTCACGAAGCTGCAGCAGGTGGAAATTTAACGGACGAATTTGTGGAATTTACTAAAATGTTGAAGCCTTTAAATTAAGAGTTAATTAAAGGTTAATGTTAGAACCATGCTATGATAGTTCCACAGCTACACCGGTGGATCAAATGCATTCAAAGGAATTCGTTGAGGGAATTTTAAAAGCTGGTTCTTTGTTTTCGATGTTGGAAAACAAAAAGCTTAATGCTACAGGTCTTTTTATGTTAATGTTAGAAAGAAAGGATTACAGAGAAGCCTTTGTTGAACTAACAGCTTCAGAAAATTTTAAAGAAGCAATTCTTTCTATGTTGTATTTGCATCCATCTTTAGTAAAATCAAAAATTACTAAAACTGCGATTAAAAAGCTGAATGCAAAACCAAATAACAGATCTCGAACGGCTTCTTTACAATAAACATTTGGCTGTTTCTCGAAGCCAAAAAAACAAACCGTTCAAACTCAAAAAAGAGTTTAAAGATATAGTCGACACAGACAAACACAAACACTTAAAGCGTATATCTACTTTGTTTAAAAAACATCCGGAAATCGATCCAGATTCTTTTTTTAAAGCACCATATGTATTATACCCAGACGTTGAATATTTTGGTTTGGATTATTTCTCAACGATGAGAGCAATTAAAGCGTATACGATGTATAGAAAGCTCGTTTTTTTAAAAAATCCAGACGAGCAATTACAACAAATACAAGAATCGTTAAATTTCATTGCAATGTTTTGCATTAAAGAAAAAATACATTTACATCAGTATCCGTATCACAGAACTGCTGATCTGTTTACCTGGATGAAGCATTATAAGGAAAACAAGATTAACATTTACTCTATGTTCGAATTTTCGGATATTTGTTCTTCTGTTAAAGGTTTGGCGGAAGATGTGCAAAGATTTTTTGTTTCTGATTTTTTAGATCAATTTCAACGACTTTATTTAAACTATTCAAATTCAACACAAGTAAAACCTTATGTTAGAAAAGCCTTTCCTCTGCTCTCAAATTTTGTTGAAAAGCAGTTGAACAAACCCAAAAATCAAGTAATCTAAAACCGTATGAGCAATATTAACATCAAATCCATGTTCGATCAAATCAAGCAATCTCTGTCCTCTTCAGACAAGAAGGAGGGAGGCAATGGTCTATATAAAGAAATCCTTAAATTCGAGTCTGGGAACACTTATCAAATCCGTCTCGTTCCTAATCCAAATTCACCAAAAGAAACCATTTTTCATTATTACAATCACGGTTGGAATTCTAATGCTACAGGCAAATATGTAACAGCTCTTTGTCCTACCACGTTTGGAGAGAGCTGCCCAATCGATGCTTATTATCTAAAAACCTATCGTACAGGAACTGAGTCTGAAAAAGAATCAGCTAGAGTTTTGTCTCGCAAAGAGGGTTGGATGGTCAACGTATACGTTGTTTCTGATCCATCCAATCCAGAAAATGAAGGAAAGGTTAAGATTCTTCGTTATGGCAAAGAGCTTGCTAAAATTATTGAATCAGCTCTTGAAGGAGACGATGCACAAGAATTTGGAGTAGAAAAAGTATTCGACGTTGTTAGTGGTTCAACCCTTCGTATTAAATGCGAACCTCGCACCAACAGTAACAGAAGTGCAAAACAAATGGTTACCTATTCAGCTTCTAAATTTCTTTCTCCTTCTAAGTTGGATTTGAACGACAAACAAGTAGATGAAATTTATAATTCATTGCATGATCTCAAAGCTGTAAACAAACAAACTACTCCTGCTGAAATGCAACGATTGTTAGACGAGCACTTTTTTAATCTAACTACAGGTTCTCCTGTTGAAGAAGATGAAGAATATGCTCCGATTCGCAATGAAGCTCCAACATCTGTGAAAAGAACAGAAATCTCTGTAGAAAAAACATATGAAGCATCTAAGGATGATGTTAATGAGACAGACGAATCTACAGACGAAGCACTTAAAAAGCTTCTTGCTGACCTGTAATTCTTTCAGCAATTTAAATTATAAAATATGGAACTACTTAAAAAAGCAAACGGTAACATTGTTCGTACAGCAGAAGAGAAAGCTCAAATGATTGAGCAAGCAGCTGAGTACTACGGAAAATTTCTAACCTCCTTGGGTTTTGATTGGGCAGCTGATCCTCACTCTGCTAACACTCCACGTAGAGTAGCTAAGGCTTGGGTCAATGACTTAATTGCAGGGTCAATTAGTCCAGAGCCAGATGTTACAGCATTTCCTAATGACGAAGGTTATACTGGGTTGATTTGTCAGACGCGCATTCCTGTAGTTAGTATGTGCGCTCATCACAACCTGACATTTCACGGAATGTGCCATGCTGCATACATTCCTGGTAAATCTACTACTGATATGGTTATTGGGCTCAGCAAGCTTAACCGTATAGTAGATTTTTACTCTAGGCGTCCAAACATTCAAGAGAGTCTTACAAAGCAGATTCACGACCATATTAATAAATTGTGTTTGGGCAATAGAGGAGTTGCGGTTATTATCGAAAGCCAGCATAATTGTGTAAAGTGTCGTGGAATTAAACACGATAGTATTATGAAGACATCTCAGCTATCGGGGTATTTTCATACAAATGAAGTTGGCAGCCGTGTCGAGCTTTTTAATCTCATTGATCAAAGCAGATTTGGACCTTAGGATGTCCTATGTTGGTTGACTTTATAAAGAAAACACTTAAACTTTTTTACAAGATGTTCACAGAAGATAATTTAGCAACAGCTCAAATAGCCCAGTTATTTGGTTCGGAGTTACTCAAAGTACAATCTAGTTCGCAAACCGATTCTGGTTCCGTTCCAGACATTGTAAGAATTGATCCTAAGCAATTTTTATACAACGAGTCTCGTATGACTCAACAAAGAAAAGTTCAGGAACAACAATTGATGGTTGCTCTTCAAAAAGAAGCCGAAGCTGCATACCCAATAACAGAGGCTGAAATGCCCCCTCTTCAGTCTCCTCCTGTTATGCCTAGAGCTGAAGTTCCTATTCAAGTTCAACCAACTCCATTTGTTGCTCCAACTTCTCCATCCCAACAAAACGTCTGGGAGTCCATTGCCAATAGTTTGCAGCGCATTGCCAACAGTTTAGAGAGAGTTGATATTTCTGTCAAAAGAAAAAGAATAAAGCGGACAACTAAATGAATCTCGCTTTAAATAAAAATCAGTTTGTAGAACACGTTTTAGCTCCAGTTTCAAAATTAGCTGACAACGTGTTATTGGATTTTGTACAGCTAGATACAAAAGAAATGCTTGCAAAAACATTTGTCAACTCATCAGATAATTCAATGATTTTGATGGCTCAAGTACCCTGCAAAGCAAGTGAAATGTATAAATGTGTGATTCCAGATTGCAAAACATTTCTTCGATTGTTTTCTGGGATTGGTGTTGAAACAGTAAATTTGGACATCGACACCAACGTTATCAAATACAAAGATGCTTCCTTTTCTTTTAAGTACCATCTCTTAGACGAATCCTACATCGTTCATAAGAAATCTATTTCAGAAGAAAAGATTAATAATTTAAAATTTGACACAACTTTTTGTATAACAAAACAAAAGCTTTCTGAAATTATTAAATTCAATTCAATCGTGCCTGACGCTGAAAAACTTTATTTCTTAACAGAAGGAACTAAAGTATTTGCAAAACTTGGAGACGAACAAAAGTCTAATACAAACGAAATCCTTACTGAACTGACTTCTTCATTTGAAGGAAATGCTTTAACAAATTCGTTTCCAATTAATATACAAAACGTTTTGATGTTTTCTTTTTCTGCAGAACATATAGAAGTGTCAGTCAATCAACATCTCAAAGTATTCCAGTTCAAAACTCCTAACTTAAAATATATCGTTTCCGGGCTTGTTAAGTAGACTTATTGTTGGTTACTTGTAAGTATTTTTTATGGCCAATAAATTGACTACATTGGGATATACTTTGAAGCGTCTGAGAGACTCTGGTTATAGAGCTAATAAATTATTCGCAGAGTATGGAGAAGCAGATCCGAGAACTTGGACGATACTTATTGACCCGGGAGTGTCTTCTGTTTTTTGTACCTGTTACATAAACGATCCTTATATAGGTGATAGTTTTTTTGAGTTGTATGATGGCAATCAATATATACCTGGCAGATTAAATCTCAAGACGTCTTCTTTTGAAGTTCTTGTAGAACATCTTGTAAAGCTCGGAATTGTTGGTACTTCAGAATATTAATCCTTAAATAATTTTGATGACAACACCTAAAAAAACCAATAAAAAGCAGGCAAAAAAACCTACTCCGAAAACAAGCTCATCAGAACAAGAAGAAACGGTGTTGTCTAAACCAGAACAAATAAACGTTGAGCAGTTAATTGCTCATGCGTTGTTAAGATACAAAAATCAACAACCATTAGATAAAAAGCATAAAATGCAAGAACTATCACATCTTGCATTGATTTGCGAAGAATATTTATCTTCTTTTGCATTAATTGGTTATTCTCTTGAAAGCGAAAAGGTAGTGATGTTTAATATGCCTACTGCAAAGGACGAAGCAGCTTTGGTTGATTTGCTTAGAGCAACATTTCTTGATATAGCAAATAACCGTCCCTAAATATCTTCATGTCAGAAGAAAATTTAAAAAGAGGTAGAGGTAGGCCTCCTGGAGCGAAAAATAAACCCAAAAGAGGTCGACCCAAAGGCTCTAAAACAAAAATCCTTCAAGCAGTTGAAGCACCAAAACCCGAAAAAGTCGTTGAGCCATTAAAGAAAACCCAGCCGAGGCGTTCAGAAGACGAAATCCTTAATTCTTTGCTCAGCGAAGATAATTTGTTGGATGTTGGCTATAATACCAATACTGATAAAATTATAAATCAAGAACCTGTCGATGCCTCTTTTTATTACAGAGGTTCTAGACACGTTCCTGTTGCAGGAGCTCAATATGAGTTTACTGCAGACATGATCGATGAGTTGCGTAAATGCAAACACGACATTGTTTATTTCGCAGAAAATTTTTTCTACATTGTTAGTACAGATGACGGTAAACAAAAAATTACTTTATATGAAGCTCAGAAACGCATGCTTCTTAACATGGTTAATAACAGATTTTCAGTGAATTTAGCTTCTAGGCAATCCGGTAAATCTACGCTTCTTACTATCTTTGTATTGTGGATGGCTTGCTTTAACGACGATCATAGAGCTGCAATTGTAGCCAATAAAGAAGCGACCGCAATTAACATTTTTAAACGCGTTAGAATGGCCTATGAACAGCTTCCCAACTACATTAAACCAGGTGTTAAAGATTATGGTAAAACTGGAATGACGCTAGGCAATGACTCTAGCATACTTGTTTCTACTACCACTGCTACATCTATTAGAGGTGACAGCTTAAGCACGCTTGCAATTGACGAGGTGGCGTTTATTGAAGCTCATATTTTAGAAGAATTTTGGTCATCTGTTATTCCATCCGTATCATCCGGAAAAAAATCAAAAGTGCTACTAGTCAGTACTCCAAACGGAGTAGGTAATAAATTTTATGAAATTTATTCTGGAGCAGAA